TCCACGGCCTTCAGCTGGTGGTCCTCGTCGGCCCACTTGACCTCTTCGGTCATGCGCACGGTCTTGTGGAACTTGAACGGCTTCACCGTCTTGACCGTGGGCACGACGGTGGACGGGCCCTTGTTGGCGCCCTCACCGACGTACTCGGCCTCGCCGATGTCGAACGTCATCGTGTGTCCCTGCCCGAACTTCATCGGGATGGATCCGCTCAGCGTGGCGACGGTCGAGCCGCCCTGCACCTTGCCGAGCCAGGGATCGAGGATCTGATCGGGGATCTCCAGATCCCCCGTGTCCATTGCAGCCATTTGGATGGCCTCCTATGTGGTTGGTGCCCCGTTGAACAACTGGCGGGTCAGTTCCCGCATCGGGTCGCTCTTCGGTGGCGGTGGCGTCGCGCCCTCGCGGGGCGTCGGTTTGCCGTGCTTGTAGGGAGTCGTGGCGCTCCGGTCGGCGAGACGCTTCGCGCGCGCCTCGATCTCGTCCTCGGTGCCGGTTCCGAGCAGGTCGACGTCCTCGATGTCGAGACCATGCCTCAATGCTGCACGGAGCTGGATGAGCTCAGCATGCATGCCGTCGGCGCGGGCGGTCTCGGCGGCCAGGTCGTCGGCAGCCTTCTGTCGGCCCGTGTTCGCTGCGTCCTTCAACGACTTGAGTTCGCTGCGGGTGGCTTCGTATGCCTTCAGCAGCGGGTGGTCGTCGGGGACCCGGATGGGCGCAGTCGGTGCTGCGTGCTCGGGGGTGGCCGGTTCGGCCTGAGGTGCACCCGGTTCGGGTGCTGCTGGTGCGTCAGGCATTCGCCAGACTCCTTGCTGTTGTGCCCGGTGCCGTTTCGGCGGCGGGCGAGAACTCATGTATGTGCAAGCATCCAGTTGTGGACGCGGGCCTGTTCGGCGTCGCTGACACCTCGAGCGCTGCCGGCGAACGGCTTCACTGGCACTGGGCGGCCGCCCCAGGCGGGGACGGCGATGCACTTGCAGTGGTCGTGGGCGCCGAAGTCGGCGGTCTCGGCGCGGTAGACGGCGCCGCGACCGATGAGCATCTTGCAGAAGTTGCACTCACCGGCACCGGCTCGTTGCCAGCCCCGAGCGCTCGGATCGTGCACCGCCGAGTAGGTGACGGTGTCGCGGCCGACGTTCATGACGATCCGCTGAGTGCCACCTTGAGCCCGTGTGATGACGGTATCGATGGTGGATGGATCATCCGCGAGCGGACGAGTTGCCCACTCGGCGAGCGAGTCAGTCCGACCAACATCCGGAAGCTCACCAGCGACAGCCCGGAACCGTCCAGGTACCTCGAGAGCGGAACGGACCTCGTCATACCAGTCGGCCGCGAGCGCACCGGCTGCGTCGCCGTACACGGACACGATGTCGGGCAGCGCCTCGGTCAGCATCCGCTCGGCGGCACGGCGACTGGTGACGCCACTGAGGAGCGATGCCACCTCGTCCTGCGCTGCCGCGGCCAGGTCGGCGAGGTCAGCCCTGAACGGTTCGATCGGCAGCACCGGTCACCACCAGTTCTCCCGCCTCGCGCGCCCGACGGATCGCGGCCAGCGATGCACTGCCGTTCAGTCGGCGACGCTCCGCCATTGCCGACTCGATCTGCTGAGGCGTCAGACCGAGCAGCTCGAGCCCGACCGCAGTCTCGGCCAGCCAAGGCACGGCGCCCAACTGCTTGGCGCCGGCATCAGCCTCAGCTGCCTTCGACAGGTATACCGGGCTCCGCCATTTCGGTGCGATCGACCGCCACGACTCTGGCACCTCATCGAGCCCGTTCGCGATCTGCAGTCCGCGAACCGTCGCACGACGGATCGGCAAGGACCAATCGTCGGTCGTGCCCTCGGCCTCTGCGATCAGATCCTCCCTCGACGCCACATAGGAGTCGGCTGATACAGGGTTCGACTGGTCCGACACGCCGAGCGACGTCAACGGGATGGACGTCTCTCCGGCGAACAGCTGCGCCTGCTGCTTCAGCTGCATGATGTGTGGCTCAGGAGACGATGCCCGGAACTGCTTCACGTCGGCCCTGGGTTCGGCGGCGTCATCATCATCGGGGATCGCCTTGATGCGCCCCAGCATCACCTGCCAGGCAGCGGACCGCGACCCGTCCGCTTGCGTGAAGATGCTCTCATCGGCTCCGAGCAGCCACAGCTCCGGGTAGCTGTAGATGTCAGCGTGCCCCTCCATGCGGACCACGGTGCGCAACGCCTGGTCATGCAGCGACATGACCGTCCGCGAGATCCGGGACGCACCGAATGGTCGCCACGGCGCCGGCTTGTAGACCAGCGCCTCGACCGGAACACCGAGGTTGTGCTCAACGCGATCGACGAGGACCCAGCGACCTTCGACCCTCTCGATCGGCATCGTCACGCCGTCGAGGTACAACACCACGGCAGTCAGGTTGCCATCTTCGTCGCGGCCGGTGATCGACACGAGGTTGTCGAGTGTACGGCGGCGAGTGTTCCAGTCGCCCGTCGCGCTCAACGCGTCCTTGACGTGCAGAAGCGATGGCGGCTCACCCTCGGCGCCGACACCATTGATCAAGAAGGCCGGGCCGAACACCAACGACGACACCATCGCGGCCTTCATCTCAGCCAGCAACTGGTTGTCCTCGACGAACTCCGAGTAACCGAGGTCGTCGAGGGTCCCGTCAGCCCACACGAACCCGTCGAGGTTGCAACGGCGGGCGAGCGCATCGACGGCCTTGGCTGACCATCCGAGGACGATCCCGAGGTTGAAGTACTGCGGTGGGATCACCGTGCCGACCTGGCGGATCGCCCGCTTCCCGTCGTAGTACGATGACCGCAGAAGGTTCCGTAGCGACTGCTGTTCGAGCTTCTGAAGCAGCCGGTTCAGCGTGGCCTGGTCGTCGTCGTCCAGTCCGGCGACGGTGATGGTCTCGAAGGTCGTCACGACAGCATCACCGCCCTCCTGGTCGAACCCTGCACCGCATCACTGCGCTTCGCCGTGACGGCGCCGTAATGGGCGAGCACCGCCGCTTCCGCCAACGTGACCGACGTGTCATCCATCGACTGGATGCCGAAGCCGCCAGCCCTCCCGATCGGTCGCCGCATCGAGGCGCCGATTGCCCCGGTCAGCACGTCGTCATCGATGTGGGTCACCGTGCCCTCGGCGACCGCCGTGACCATGCCAGCAGTCGCCGTGACCGCCTGATCCGCCGTGAGCTCAACCAGGCGTCGGCCACGCACCCCAGCGCGACCGAGCGCCTTCACGAACGCCCCCGCCCCCGCCTTGCCGTCCACGACGACACCAGCAGCACCACCCCAGCGGGCACCGATCCACTCGACGAGCCACCGAGTCCCGTCAACCACCTGTCGATGGGCAACACCCTCGACATGGATCGTGTCACCAGAACGGACAGCCACCGCCAAGGCGACCGTCTGACCATCCGGAGAGAACTTGATCCCATACGCCGGCGCCCCAGATGTCGGGACCTCGTCAGCGCCCACCTCGAGCGCCGCCCATCGACCCATGTCGAACGCGCACGACGCCTTCCGGAAGTCGTCCCAGATGCCGAGCCCCTCACGACGGAACGAATCCGCCGTGAGCTTGCGCTGCAGTCGCAGAATCGATTCCGCCGGCGTCCGCGTCGGGAACGACGGATTTCCCTTCGCCCACTGCTTCCGGTCGTTCGGATCAGCATCAGCATCAGCGCCGAACTCGATCCACGCCGCATCGCGCAACGTCCCCGCCCACGCCTCAGCGCGCATCCGGGCGAAAGCCTCCGACGGGTCATCCGGTCGAGGTGGCGTGCCGATGAAGATCGCCAGCCCGAACAGGCTGGTGTTCATCGTCGCGAGCTGAGCGTCGAGCGCCTTGTCCGACATGATCTGCGCCTCATCGGAAACGATCACGTCAACGCCGGGGATACCTCGACCGAAGCCACGCTCACGGGCACCGAACAAGATCCTTGACCCGTTCAGAAACCGGATCTCCTCATCGCCGGACCCGGTGAACACCTGAGCGATGAAAGCGGCGACCTTCGACCGTTTCGCGAACGCCTGCATAGCCAGGAACGTCTCACCGTGGGTCCGAGCGTGGTGCGCAGACCAGATGACGAGCAGCCCCGGCCGCAAGATGCACAAGGCGAACACCATCGCCCCGACGAGGTACGTCTTGCCGACCTGACGAGGCAGCGACATGCCGACCCCGCCGATCATCGAGGCGAACTTCCCGTCGGACCGCTTCGCCAGGATCAGGCGCCCCGCAGCATGCTGCCACGGATCGAACTCCACACCCATCTTCTGCGAGCAGCAATCCCGTACGGCAGGCCAGCCCGTCGAGGTGATCCCGTCAGGAGCGACAACCTTCCGAGCGATCTCAGACAGCCTCGGCGTCCCATGCTTCATCTGGGGTTGGGCCATCGCCGACCTCCTCGGCAGCCTTCGCGTCGATCACCTCGATCTCCTTGGTGATCTCCATCAGCCGTCGCGTCAGTGCAGCCAAGTCCCTGGCCGGAGTCGACGGCGACTCGACGTCCTGCGCCACCCGGTCACGCATCGCCACCAGCAGGTCACGCTGCGAGCCCTCCGCCGCTGCCTGAGTCACCGACAACACCTTCCGGCTACGGGGCCCGGACTTCTCACCGGGCTTCACCGCCCGCAGCCGAAGCTCAGACATCGGACAACCTCCACGTGGGAAACGCTCATGGATAGATCAGCCCT